GTCGCCTGATCGATGCTGTCGAGCGACAGCATGGCCATGAAGCCACGTCGCAACAGCGTCATCTGCCCGATGTCGTCGTACTGCGCGTTCTCGCCCGGTAGCAGGCCCATCGGACGGTGACGCCGGTCATCGACACCGATCACCACCGGATGATTGCGCTGCCCGCCCATGAACATGGCGATGCCTTCCGCCGCTGCGCCCAAGATCGCACCCCCGCTGCCGCCAACCGCACCCGCAACTGCCGCCACCGCCTTCTGCGCGCCCTCCTGTACATCGCGCGGCAACGGCGTCGAACTGAAGCCGTAGTTCTGCACCCGCTCGACCTTGTCGCGCCCGTCCGAGTTCATCCCGTCGAAGTGCAACTCCTGCATCATCAACTGATCCATGCCCTTGTTGAGCGTGAAGCGCACCGCTTGGTGCATGGCGCGGCCCGACATTTCCAGCAGACTGTTCCTGTTCATGGGTCATAAGCCTTTGATCGTTCGTTGAGCCAATCTTTGCCCGCCTGTTCCGCCTTCTGCAATTCAGCCTGTTTGGCAACAGCATCGCGGTAACTGCGCAGTCCGTTCATGTGGATCGGATCGACCATGATCAGCGTCGTCGTTGTGCCAGCATCACTCTGCTCGTAGATGCAACCGGAGCAACCGAGTATCTGGTGCAGGATCAGCGACGGACTTTCGACCTGATAATATTCGCCAGCCCGCCACACCTCATCGCTTTTGTTGTTGTCCTTGAACCAGCCTTGCACGACGATCTGCGCTTCGATCTCGCTGCCCTCGGTGAACACCTTTTCCATCTGCGCGCGGCGTTGCACGCCATGCAGCGTGTCGGCAATGTCGGCCACGGTGATCATGTAGCGGTTGCGTGTCGACGTGCCGTCCAGTTGTGCGATCTGCTTGTTCTGCTGATCGCCGCTCGCCTGATCACCGCTGGTGCCCTGCCCGACCGCATAGATTTTCTTGTAGACCATCTGGTCGCGCACCACGCAATTGGCGCGCAGGATGTTGTTGCCTTCGGTCAGGTTGCCGGTCGCAATCGCTTGATGCTCGCCAATCGCCAGCAGACCTCCGGTCGCCTCGCTGCCGATGACGATGTTGCGCATCTTGGCGTACCGCTCCAGCACCGCCATGATCGTCTCGCCCGGTTGCACCTGAATGTTCTGAAACGGCGAATTGTCGACCGCGCCCTTCGGGATGATCTTCACGCCAAGATGGTTTGAGATGTCTTTGGCAAGCTCTGTCCAGCTTTGCCCATCATGCCCGCTGAGCTTTTCCAGCGGCACCATCGACGTGGTCAGGTCCGCCGTGTCACCGACACCAACAAGGCGGACGCCATGCTGCTTGCCGTCATAGGCCACGTGCCGCTCGGTGATGTAGCCGAACACGGCCTGCACCCCGCCGACAAAAGCGGCCACGACATCTCCCGGTACGAATTGCAGTGCATCGACCTTCAGCGGGATTTTGCTTTCCTCGCTGCACTCGAACTGGAATTGCGGGAAGGCTTCGGTGACGCGCTGTTCGACGCGGATCGAGGTCCAGTTGGTGAACAGGCTGCCGCGCACCAGCAGTGAGGCAACTTCCTTGCTACCACCGATCCGCTTCGGCATCGGTGTTCTTTGCGGCGGCCCGACGAACGTGTTCTTGTCGAGGACATTTGCCATGTCACACCGCCAGCATCTTGCCGGTCATCGGCATGAAGGCAGGATGCACGACAGAATTTTCGTCACGCAACTCTGTCGAGCGCGACGGATCGGCGTAGACAAGCTGCGCCATGCGCAGCGACGGCATCACCATCTGATACGCATAGTTGATGATGCGCGGCAGCGCCCGCCCGCGATCCGCCAGATACTGCGTGACATCGCCGTGCAGTTTGAGCAGCGCCATATAGGTGTCGGCGTCGTGATCATCGGCGGCCAGCATCTCGGTCTGCTCGAAAGCAATATTTAGCGCCGTGGCGATGGCCTCCACTTCGTCGCGCGACCGGAACGTCATGCCGCTGACGATACGGGCCTCGCTCGCCAGCGTCAGCCGCACCACGGCATTGACCGTGAGGATGGCGGGCAGGCTCACCGGGGTTTCCGCCAGCGCCGCCTGCCGGACCCGATCCGTTGTCGTCAGCGTTGCCCCGGTCTGGCGGCTCAAATCGAGACACATACCGAACACGGTGGCGAAGGTTGGCAGGTTGACCATGTTGTAGTCGACCACCATCATGCCGACGCTTCGCCGCAACGTGACCCCGGCATTGCTGGTCTGGTCGACAGCGGACGACATCACCGCCGCTCCCATGCGGTCGACAATGGCGAGAACTTCGTCAGAGCTTGTTGCGTTCATTGCATTCCACTGACCCAATTGTCGTTGTATTGCCCGGTTTCTTCCTGCGTCTGCTCGGCCTGTTGCGGCGTCTGCGGGCCGACCACCGCCTGCTCAACGGCGGCAGCCGACTGCTCGACCTGCGCCGGGATTGATGGTGTCTCGCGGTAGTTCGGATCGCCGTACTCGATGAAGTTCATCTCCACCATGCAGATGCCGCCACGCTCGCGGCTCTCGGTGACGCTGTACGACGCCACCATCACCTCGACATCGATCAGCTTGTATTGCAGCGGCAGCACCAGTGTGCCGGGGCCATCCATCTCCAGCTTTTCAATCAGATCATCCTTGCGGCCAAGGTAGTACGGGCCGATGCAGTAGCCCTGCACGATGAACTGGTTTGCCGTCCTGCCCATGTCTTCGGCATAAGGCACGCTTCGCTTCGGATACTGATGCAGGGCCACGCGCCGCCCGCCTTGACGTGCGTTTGTCTCGACATAGAACTCGGCGTCTCGAAACTTTGCCACGGCCCAGACATCGCGCCAGCCATTGTGCAGATCACTGATCTTCATGCGTTACCCCGGTCCCGCTTCGACATGCGGGCTGTCTGTCGGCTGCATCTGCTTGGTGTTCTTGATGGTGGTCTTCTGAAACATCCCGGCGCTATGCGCGCTCGACTTGGTGCCGGGTGGCGCGGTGACGTTGACGTTGACGGTGCCCTCGGCTTTGACGTTCGCGCCGCCGACACTTTCGTCCAGCCGTCGATAGGAAAAGCGTCCGTCAGTCGGAAAAGTTTTGCTGTCGTAGCCCATCTTCGACGCCGCCGCTGCGGTGATGTCGATGCCGCGCCCCTTGGCGAATGGCCCGATGTCAACCTGCGGCAGGGTGAATTTCCGGCCATCCGGCGTCGTTACCTCATACATTTGCCCCAAGCCCTCCTTTGACGGCAGGGCAATGCCCGGTTGTGCGATTGACAGCCCGGTCGGACCTTTCATGCCTCCCTGCGTCGGATCGCGCGGAAAGCCGGGGGCGGGCCCGAACCACGAGCCGCGCACGGTTTTTTCTTCGCCGCCGCTGCCGCTGGTTGCGGGGGCCCTTGCAGTTGCGGGTGCCTCACCGCTGCGCGCCTGCGCCTGCCGCACCGCTTCGTCGCCCGCATAGCGGATTGCCATATCCTTGACGTTGCGCTCTCGCACACCGTACTGATCGGCAAACATCGCCTTGCCGGTCTTCGGATTGTAGGTGCCGGGAACGATGGTCATGACATGACCACCCGTCTCACTTGGTCCCAGCAGCTTGCCCTGCTTGCCGCCGTAGCGACCGTGTTCGTAGCTGGCCACCATGCTGCCGAACGGACGATCCGGCGCGTTGATGTCGCCAGCCTCAGCTTTCTCGCCCCAGCCGCGCCATGTGCTGGCAATCGCGCTGCCCGATGGCGGCTTGAAACCAGCCGACTTCACATAGGCACTGGCGACAATGCCGCAGGCGGGACCGCTCATCCGGTAGCCCTTCTGCGCGAACAGCTTCTGCAATCCTTTGACATCACCGCTGCGGCCAAGAGCTTCGGCTTCCTTCATTGTCGCGGCATCAATCGGCTTGCCCCCCTCGTCATTGAGTTGCGCGCCGCTACCAGCACCACCGCCACCCGTGGTGCTTGCCGTGCCACCGCTCGCTGAAGCACCACCGCCGCCCATGCCACCGCCAGCCGTTGCAGCACCACCGCCACCCGTGACGCCGGTTGTGAAAGCGGCTGACTGAAAACCATTGGCACCGCCACCGCCGCCTGACACATAGCTCTTGAACTCGACCAGCGCGGCGAAGGTGCCTTCCTTCACCATGCGTGAGCCTTCCGACAGATCGCTGCCGCTACTAAAACCTTCCTTGAAGGCAATCGGACTGAAGCCACCGCCTTGCGTACCCCCACCCGGCACCTGCAACAGCGGGTTTGCGCCCTCTGATTTGAAGCCGCCCTGTTTCTCCATGTCTTGCAGTTCGTTCAATCCGCGCATCGGATTGCCGACCGAAAAATCGAAAAGCTCCTTCGGCTTTTTGTCCCAAGCATCACGCCAGCTTGTGATGCTGCCGAGATAGTCGAGAACTTTGGTGAGTGTTTCGATGTCTTTCGTTAGGCCGGGGAACAGTACGACTGCGGCCTTGTTCGTCAGGTCGTCGTATGCCTCGCCCAGCAGGACCAGCGCCGCCTTGGCTTTCTCTGCTTCCGCGATTTGCTCGGCGGTGCGTGGCTTTGTTTTCTCCAGCGCCGCGACATACTGCTCGTAGGACAGCCGCGCCGCGCCAGCGCCAAGCTGGATTTGTTCAAAGAAGCTGCGGCCACGCGCACCGGTCGGGTCCATCTTGTCCAGCACGTCTTTGAAATCGAATGCCTCCTTCAACTTGTCGAGTTGCGTTGCGGCGTTGGTGATGCGCTGCACCACCGGACCAGCACCCATGCGAATAAGTTCTTCACGCGCCGCGCCCATCCGGTACTTGAAGTCTTCAGTCGTCTTCTTGAAACCAGACAAACTCTGCTGCATCGCCTCGGGTGCGATGCCGACCTGCGCCGCCGCCACGCCCCACGCGCGAAGCTCGCGCTCGCTCATGCCAAGCTCGCGGCTGCGATACTTCAGTTCGACCATGCGGTCTGAAATGCCGGTGAGTGTGCGCATCAGCGCGTAACCGGCTGCACCAGCACCGGCAGCACCAAGACCAAAGCCACCCAGAGCCGGAACTGCCGTGCGCAACTCCGCACCGACCCTCTGGACCGTGCGGCCCAATGAGGTGAGCGAAGCATTGAGTTGATCGATTGGCGGCTTGGCCTGCGAGGGAAGCAGGCCGAACGCGCGACCGATCTGTCTGATGCTGGCAAGGGCTTCCTCGGAGGAAACCGTTGCCCGCATTCTCAGGACATCATCAGGCATCCCGTACCCTTGTTGTCTCTGAGGCCGCCAACAGCCTGTCGGTCCACACGATATGCCGCATGATTTCGTCTAGCGGCAGCGCAAGAAACTCAGCCGGGTGACGTGAGTAGAACTTCGCCAAGCGATAGCAATTCAGTATTGCATCGCCTGACTTCCCGGCGGGAAAAAACCCATGAGCGCGTGAGCGCACGTCGACCAATCCTCCGCGTCCAAGGCTTTGATTGTCGATGGTGGCACCTGCGCCAACAGTGACATCATGTCGCCCATCACTTTCGGATTTGGTGTCACCTGCCCGGTCGACCAATTGATGTTGATCGGGTAGCCGTCGCCCATCGCCATGATGTCGGCACCGGTCGGCCTGCGGAACGTCAGCTTCTTCACCATGTCGCCGTGCGCCTGCACTGCCGTTCCCAGATTGATGACGACTTCCTTTGGCCGCACCGGAATGACATCGGCAGTCTTCGTTGCCTGATTGACTTCAGGCGCGTCATCGTCACGCTCGACCTTCTTTGCCGCTTCCGGCATTTGCACCTCCCGAATTGTTAGCGGACTTCGTCGCAGGACACGCCCTCAAAGCGAATGCGGAATTGCCCGTCATGTGTGTTGATGTCGAGCGGTCCCTTCGTCCACGCATTGCGCAGAACGTAGGTCGTGCCATTGATAAGCTCCGCTGTCACCGTAGCGTCGATGACCTGCTCCAATGTCTCCAGCGACACTTCCGGCAGCGTCGACACGTCGCCTTCGATGTAAGGGACGCGCGGCAATTCCTGATAGCCGTGAACGTAGTCCTGTCCCGCAATGCCGGTGCGCTCGACCGGTGTTGCCGAGACGGTGAGGTTGCCTTTGAGCGGCAACATGCCGCCGTCATACTTCAGATAAGCTGTACCAGCGAACGGACCTTGCGGCATGTCGTTCTCCTATGTCGGGGTGAAAAATGTATTGCGCCGATCAAGTATCCCGGCAACTTCGTAGTCTGGCAGCATC